TAGATATATATGAATTCAAACTAAAAATCTAACAATATAATTTAAAAAATCATTAATATCTATAATTATATAAATGGTTTCAGAAAAAGCAAAAATGAATAAATTGAAAAAACTAGACAAACTAGTCGATGATATCCACGGAGAAGGATTTTTCTCTGATATGGCTAGTAAAGTAAAAAGAATTATAAATCCTGTTTTAACATCTATGGGAATATATTCAACCGATATAGGAATTGATAAACCAAAGAAAGAAGATGAACCAAGTGATACATTAACAAATCAACCAGCAAAACAGGGATATCTAGAAACTCTATTACAAGGTAGAAACAATTATCCTCCACCAGCCAGAAAAATCCTCGCTCAATATGGGGATATGAGAATAACAAAAGCCGAAGTTATCAGACAACCTATTATGGCTATAACACCAGCAATATTTAACGTTGCGTCATTCGGAGCATTTCAAGAAACACTAGATAAACAGCCATATGATACCCTATTCCATTTAAGGTCTGTTTTTACTCTTGAAGGCGGGGCAAAAGTTCAAGTTGAGAAATCTGAGGTTATCCATATAGGAACTAAAATCCATCAAATCAAAGGACAACAAGAAAAAGAAGTTCAACTTCCTACAGAACCACTAACTATAAATCAACTACTAGACGGAGCCAAGGATATTTTAAAAACAAATATGTTTTCCTATGACGCATTCAAAAACAATTGTCAGGATTTCCAGTTAGCAATATATAGAGGTGCAAATCTACTAAGTCCAGAACTAGAAACATTTATTAAACAGGATGTATCTGAAATAGCATCAGAAAGCCCATTCCTTTCAAAGTTAGCAAATGCTATAACCGGAATAGGTGGTAAATTTAATGAACTAATTCACGGAGCAGGTATAAACAAGAAACATAATAAAACTCATTTAGTTCAATCTATCCTATTTGATAAAAAGAAATGGAAAGTTAATGAAGCAGTTGAATGGCTACAGGATAACAACTATATAAGTCCTAAAGTTGATACAACCAGCCATTATCTAAGATTCAGGCAATTAGATCCAAAAGACTATCCTAAACCTCATTGGCATTACACAACTCATAGATTAGGAAATGGTATTGATTTAATTATCCTTTATAGACAATCAGATAAAGAATTGCCGATAACAACTGTTAAAGGAATGAGTAAGAAACAAATACACTCTATAATGACAGGTTCAGGTGATTTAATACATATAGATTTGGGTAATGCAGCGGGAAAATCAAAAAATACTATGGAAGGCGGAGCCATAACAAATGCTCAAATGAATCAAATATTAACTTTAGGATTAGATGAAGCTGATGTTGATAAAATATTGAGGGCAGAAACTAATACACAGCCACCACGAGCAAGAGCGCCTAGAATCCATATTCACAATCCACCAGCACCCCAACAAAAACAAGGGGATGATTTTGCAACTCAATATATGAAATTAAAAATGCTGAAAGATGCTACTAAATATCGCCGTCCAATAGGAATTCCAGTAAAACCAAAACGTAAATATAGAAGAAAAACAGATGAAGAGAAGACTCAGTTATACAGGGAGAAATTGGCAAGATTAACAAAGAAGGCAACTACTAAAAGAACTAAGAGGAAAATTAAGGGTGGTGTATTAGAAGATGCTCCACAAACACAATGGGATGAAAGGATGGGAGTTGCAAAACCCTTTTCAAATATGAGAGATACAACAAAACAGATGGAGTCATATAGACCATTAGATATGAAATTAACATCTCAAAATGTAATGTTAAATAATCTCAAAAAATCAGACCTTGAAGATTTAGGAAGATTAAAGACAGAAGCAAAACGTTCAATGTATGACAGAGAAGCAGCCATACAGAAAATTAAGGCAATTACTAAAGGAAGAGTAAAATCAGAAGTTAAAAAGGTTAAAACTGCTAAACCTAGAAATCTAAAGACTAGAGGTTCTCCACAAGCAAAGATAGAAGCATTAGAAAAACTAAAGAAGCCTATTAAACAGGAGTCTAAGGACACCTATTTAATGCCAAGAAAAAAAAGAACTAAGAAAATAACTTTATAATGTATATATGGTAAATACTATTTTTTATAAAATATTTCTAAATGAAAATCCACAAGAATTTTATATAGGTTCTTGTTTAGATTTAACTAGAAGAAAATCACAGCATAAAAAAAATACTACTAATAAAGTCAGAACTCAATACTGGAATAATTTATATTTCTTTATACGTCTTAAAGGTGGATGGGATAAGATGACAATGATAAAAATTTATGAGTATGATTGTCAAACCAAAGATGAAAGAAATCAATACGAACAAGCATTAATAGACCTACTAAGACCTACTTTAAATTCTGTAAACGTTATATTAGAAAAAAATAAACCAGATTTAACAGAAATAATAAATAGACTTAAGGATTTAAATCTATAATTATATATATAATGGAAGAAACAAAACAAGTTGAAATGACTCCTAATATTAATCATTATGCAGGCGATTCATCATTTATGATTGATAAAGTAGAATATTCCGAACCTTCAGAATATGAAAAAAAGATGTTAGAAGGGACAAGAAACCCCAAGGAACAATTAGAAGCAGAAGAGAAAGAAGAACCTATACACATAAACGAAAGAAAAATGTTTATAGATATGATTAAAGTTATTGCCCTAGTTGAAACAGGACATACTCCCTTAGATAATCCTAGTAATTTCTATAACAAAGAAAAACAAGAAGTTATAAAGGCTATGGAAAAACTCCTAGATCATCCTAAAGAAAAACTACAAGAGCAATTTAATGAAATATGTGATAAACATCTTTTCCATCCTAAAGCGGATTATTCTCAATATCCTATAGTTCCACAACATTGAAATTCAAAATTTCAAATTATCAATGGTCTAGCGACCACTAAACAATTTTTTATATTGATAATCATATAAAAAATTAGCAATATTATAAACAATATATGAGCGGACAAAGAAATAAAAAACCATCTGATGTTGTAAAAGCAAGACAAGAATATTTAGATAATCTAAGTCTAGAAGTTCAATTGAATGACGCTAATGAACAAGTAGTCACCCAATATAAAGAAACAGGACAAGTTCCTCCAATTTCACAAATGAAAGATACAAGAACTACATCGCAAAAATTGGCAGATATAGAAAAACTAAAAATCAGTCTTATTAAAGACCTCGAACCTATAGCAGACCCACAATTTGCTCAACAAATTGTTGGGCGTTTAGTTCAAAGTCCTCTAAATATAGATAATAGACTATTAATATTTGCAGCCCAACGCATTGATGATATAGTTAAAAATCTTCAAAAGACATATAAATACGGCATCAAAGGAGATGCTAATGATGCCGAAATGTTTGTATCATTTGTTAATAAAATGTATTCTGATAAAAATAATTTAACTATTAATACAAAGGCATTTTTAAATAGGATGGGAACAACTGAAAAATCTAATCAAAGTGCAGTCGCTAATCAACATAGTAATTTAGTCTCAATGGATGCAGATTTCAATAGTTTAAGAACACAATTAATAAGACAAATGCCGAGAGTTATCGCTCCAGCAATGGCTATAGAACTTCGGCAATTGATAGAAACTATAAAACGTAAATTTGAAGCATTGATTAATATTATGCCTGTCAATGCAAGATTATTTGATGCTATTGAAAAATTATTAATTAGTGAAGAAGGAACTACTGGCTATAATATATTTAATAACAATTATGATAGGTGGTTATATTTTGTAAATCACAATATACCTAATTTAGATTACGCCAAGGTATTGATATCTGATTTATATAATTATGTAAAGGCAAATAATTATGATTATGACAAGATTATGAATATACTGACCCGCCTAGATGATGTTTTGGCAATTGATATGGATGAATTACGAGCATTAGAGCCTATAAGTACAAGATTAAAGAAATTATCCCAAGAACAAGAATATAGACCTGATGTATTAGAACAACCGATTGGTCAACCAGCTACACAGGCAGAATTGGCGAGTCTATTGGCTCGAACTCGATATAATTTAGGATTAGACCCTGCAGCACTAGCTCATAATGGGCTAATAGCAGCAATGCCGCCAGCAGAAGTGCTAAAATTAGCCGCATTAGGAGCCCAGTTAGGGCCATATGTCGGTTCTGTTAATATTAGGGACATACCTAAAGTATCAACTATACACGGTAAAACATTTGATTTATTAGCTAATAATGGTATAGCAGGAAGAGGTATTAGCACTCGAACAAGTTCAAATGCTAATGGTATAAACGCAATTGATGGGTCTAGAAGACCAACTAAATCAACTAGGGAATCATTTGGACAAGGCTTTAGTCTCTGGGATACTCCAAATCCAGAAGTCGATTTAATGCCGAGAGATAAAATTAAATATCGAATGGTAGGCAAAGGACTACCTAGAGCAGACTATAGCCAGGGAATAGACCCAAGTCCTAGATATATTAAATTTGGAAGGTATATGATAAACAATAAAAAATTAAATGATAATGTTCTTTCTCTCCGTAGGTCTAAAGGTTCTACTATCGCTACTATTCCCGCTACTAAAATGACATCTGAATTAGGTGGAGTAATTAAAAAGATTGTAGGCGGAGGAGTTCCAAGTTTTGATGAACTAAACGCCCTTACAGATGCAGAGAAACGATATCTTTTTAAAGTCAGTCAAGAAGCCGATATATATGATAAAATTAAAATACCTACACCTTCTAAAGATGAAGAGGAAAAGGATATTCACGCTTTTAATGTTATGAAAGGCGAGATACTAGCAGGTAATAACTCAAAGGAATTAGTAGCCAAATTTAAAGCCCTTCTGAATAAATTATCTAAAAACAATATCCTTCCTAAATCACAAGTCAGGGAAATCCTAGAGGAACTCCTCGAATTAGGATATTAACGCTTAACAATAGAACGAGTTCTATCATTAACCGCTCCTGCTCTGCGACGGAGTTTAATGGATATTAATATAAAAAAATATCAATATACATTTCTATATATATGGCAGGCATTTACAATTATCATCCTAATATAGCACATCCAGGGGCTTTTATACATAACCAGATGGCAAGTCAGCAGGCTCCTTTTTTCTTTGGTGGTTCTCAAGTTCCTAATAATCTAAATTTAGAGGAACAATACGAACAACCTCACGGAATGGAAGGACAAGGATTTAAAAAGACTACTCATTCATTATTTCGAAGACGAGGAAATTTAATCCCAAGTTCTCAAATACGTAAATAACGCTTAACAATAGAACTCGTTCTATCATTAACCGCTCCTGCTCTGCGACGGAGTTCAAAGGATATAAATAATAATATAAAAATTTAGATATAGTATATTTATATATACGATGTTTATTCTAGTTCTCAATCAAAGTAATATAACCCCAGACGGCCAAAACTCAGAGTTAGTTTATAGATTTCCTAATTCAGTAGTATTCAAAGATAAATATATAGCGGTTTCATCAATTGCTATGTTTTACAGTTGGTTCAATATTGTCGATACTGCAAGTAATAATACTTTATCATATACTTGGACTAATGCAGCGGGAAACACTACGACATATACAATAACAATTCCTAATGGTTTATATCAGATATCAGAAATTAATTCTCTGATTCAATTCACCTGTATTAATAATGGAACATTTTGGACTGTAGGAGGAGTTAATTTTTATCCTTTTGAAATCCTTGTTAATGCTGCTAGATATGCAGTTCAATTGAATACTTATAAAATCCCTACAACTGCCCCCGCTGGTGCGGTTTTACCTTCTAACTTTCCAGGATGGCCTAATTTCGTCCAAAATTCTCAAGTTTCATTTCCAGCTCAATTTAATTTAATAGTTGGATATCCTGCTGGTTTTATTTCAAATGCAAATTTTAATAATGGTTATGTTCCTCCTGTTTCATCAACAGTTAATGATAATTTTGTTTCTAAATCATCGTCAGGAACTCTTTCATATCTATCGTCATTTGCTCCACAAGTCCAGCCTAATAATAATGTTCTATTCTCAATTTCAAATATTAATAACCCTTACTCTCAGCCATCTAGTATTATTTACTCTCTATGTCCCACTGTATCAGTCGGACAACAGATTAATGAAACACCTCCAAATTTTATGTGGAATAAACTAATAGACGGAACATATAATGAATTACGATTACAACTACTAGGAACTGATAAACGCAGACTACAAATCAATGACCCTAATATGACTATCCTATTGGCGATCAGAGATAAAATTGATATTGGTAATCTTTAACAATAGAAATTAAAATTTCCATCATTAAAGCCTCCTGCGCTGCGACGGAGTTCAAAGGTTATTTATTTATATAAATGGATAAAAAAAATAATTTAAAATATTAGTCATAAGTATAATATATATATGGATACAAATATTAATGAAACATATTTAAATAAATTATTCGACGACCTAGTTCAGGAAAGAAATACAGTTCAATTGGAATTTAAAAATGATAAAGAGTTATGTCATACATCTAGACTAACTAATCAATTATCTACTCTGACAAGTCTGATTAATCAGGTTATTAAATATAGAAACCTAAAACAAAAAATTAAAATGACTTCATTGTAATCTAATTTAAAAATATACGTATATTATATTCTATATGGTTTATAATATTATTCGTCATCATTCTCTTCCTTTTCGTTCTCAAACTATGAAAGGAGGTGGTAAACATACTTCAGGGCAGGGAATGGGTTCCCTACTACTTAATAAGGGTGGTCCTGGTTCAGCATCTTCCTATATTGATATAGATGATTATATTGATACTACTGGAAGAAATCCCTATAAAACTGCTAAGGGACAAGGATTAGAAAAACTATCTGGCAAACTATCTAAACTACAGATTGAACCCAGTTCAACAATAAAAAGGAAAAATATCACGATGTAAACAGGAGTTTATATATAAACACCTATTTAATCTGCTGATGTATTAATTTAATTTAAAGTTTTAGACATTATCTAATACTATATAATGTGTGATAAACTCGTCTATGATTTAGCCCAAGAGGTTGAAGGTTCTCCTTCCGTATTCATCCGTAAAGACTGGATTAATATTTTGGATAACCAGAACCAATCTTATATCGCCAATCAATCTGTTCTTGATACTTCTCAACTTTCTAACTCTAACAAATGGATGTCTTACCGTGAAGCCTATTTCTCTGTTCCTCTTACTATTACTATGGCTACTCAAAATCAAACAGTTAGTGGTGCTACAGCAGTTGGAGGTGCGACGGTTCCAGCAGATGGTGTTAATTTATTCACTCCCGAAGTATCAGGTTTTTCAGCCGATTCAGCAATTGGACTTAAAAATTGGTATGGTAATATTATTCATTCCTTTACTTTGGATTATAACGGAACAACTATTATTCAACAAACACCATTTGTTAATATGTGGAATACCTTTAAACTTATGACATCTCTGTCTTATCAAGACATCCTTACACAAGGATGCACTATTGGTTTTTATCCAGATGATTGTGAAACGTGGGAAATGTATCAATCAACTGGTTCAGATGCAACTATAGTAACTTCTCGTCTTTCTACTCCAGCAGCACCAGCCGCTAATGCGCTACAAATTCAATATATTCCCGGAACTGGGGTTTGTAATAATACCAATATGAAAACTCTTGATACTAAATTAACTAGTACATTTCAACAATTTAAATCTGGTTGTGGTAATGATGGATTTATAGAAAGATGTAAATGGATATCATTTGATAGGTCAGGTGTTGCAGGTAGAAATGCATCAGCTGCTCTTTATGGTAATTTGCTAGGTGGTGGTAGTGCTAATGCTTTAGACGCTTCATCAAGTCTTAGAAATCTATGGAAGGGTTATATATTCCAAAAACAAAACCAAACCGTAAGTGCTTTCAATCAAACTGCAGCTGGTGTTTTACAATATTCTATAGTGGCAACTATTTATCTTAAACATATTCATTCTTTCTTTAATATGATACCATTACTCAAAGGTGCGTTTATGAAGATGACAATGAACTTGAATAATGTTTCCTGCACTGTATTATGTGGTAGTAGTGTTAATGCTGCTGGTGTTGGTGCGCAAGTGGTTTCAACTGATTTCCAAGTCTGTAGTAGAGTTCAAAGTGCTTTAGGTGGTTCAAATATGTTAATGTTGGCATCTAATAATATAGCTGTTCCTGCTGGAACAGGTGTTGCAGGACCAGGCGCATTACTTGCGGCGAATATTCCACAACAAATTAATGGTTCAGGAAACTTAAATTTACTGCAACAAATTACTACAAATGCGGCAGGATTTGCAAGTGTTTCTAAACCATACCTTCTAAATTTGTCAGTAGGTTCTACTTGTCTTGATGCGACATTAACTAATATAGCAGGTGTTATCGGTGCCCCTTTATCGAGGTCTATTTATCTATACATTCCTGCTTATACATTTAATCCTACATTCGAACAAGCATATTTGTCATCGCCTGTAAAACAAATTAAATATACTGATATATATCAGTATCAAGTTCTAAGTATAGATGGTAGTAATGGTCAAATTAATAACTTACTTACTAATGGTATCTCAAACGTGAAATCTGTTTTAGTTCTACCATTCTATTCACCACGTGGCGATGCTACTTTACCATTAGTTGGTGCTGGTGGAGTATCTCTAAGTCAGAATACTGGTTTTACTGCTGGTCAGCCAGTTTGGGCGTCTCCTTTTGATACTGCTGGATGTGGAACAACTAGTCCTTTGTCTCACCTTACAAACTTTAATGTTCAAGTATCTGGTCAGAACGCTATCTATAACTTACAGAAATATAACTTTGAACAATTCAATAATCAACTTTATGGACAAAATGCGGTTAATGGTGGTTTGACTGATGGTATCACTTCATCACTTATTAGTCGTCAAGAATTTGATCTTGCTTATTGTTATTACTATGTTAATATTGAACGTATGTTGCCCGTCGAACAATCTGTTCCCAAGTCTATCCAACTTATCGGAACTAATCAGTCATCAAAATCAATGGATTATATTTGTTTCATTGAATATGGTACTGAAGTAAGTATTGACGCATTGACTGGGTCACGTGTCTAGTGTCTTTATAAAAAATCTATTTAAGAATTTGATTATATATATAATTATATAATGGAAACAGAATTTGAATTTATTAAAGGATATGAAAACCTTTACAAGATTAATAAAAATGGCGATATATATAGTTGTTGTTATCGCAAAAATATGAAACCACAGACAACAGTAGATGGATATTTATGGGTTAAATTAAAAAAGGAAGAAGGAACTTATAAGGGTAGAATACATAGATTATTAGCCCTTCAATATATCCCTAATCCTGATAATCTTGAGTTTGTCGATCATATAGACCGTAATAAATTAAATAATGATTTATCAAATTTACGATGGGTTGATAGAACTACAAATAATAGAAATAAGACTAATTATAAAGATAATTTAACCCCCGAACAACTAAAAGCCAGAAAAGCAAGAACACGAGAACGAGCAAGGATATGGGCTGAGAAGAAAAGAAGAGAATTAGGATGTGAATTAACACCTTCTAAAATAGGAAAAGGAAGAAAAATCAATATTCTTATTTAATAGGATATAAAGATAAGATGCTTATTTATTAGTATATAATGCATATTTTAACAGTTGACGCTTCTAAAGCACAGGCTCGCAAATTAGCAAGAGGACAAGCAGTTCGTATTAAACAAGGAACAGGATTTAATCTTATAGTTCATCCTACTACATTCAGATTGGCAACCAGAGCATTTAATAAGGGTAAAGGTGCTCAAATTAAATTATCATCTGAAGAACTACAAGCAAATAAAGAAGTTGAGGGAAAGCCTGAAATGATGGAAGACCACGAAGAATTACACGGCGAGATGGTTGGTAAAGGTTTCTTTGATTTTATTACTAAGCCATTATCAAAAGGTTATAGAGCAGTAAAAAATTTAGTTAAAAATCCTGATGTAATGAAGGTTCTTAAAGGTGTTGGTAAATATGGATTAGGTAAATTAACAGATGTTGCGGCGACTGCTGCTTCTGCTGCTCCTATTCCTATTCCTGGTGCTAATATGTTATTATCTAGGGGAGTAAGAAATCTAGGAAAACTAGGAGAAAAAGCAATCGATGACCCATCTAGTATAGGAGGAGTTAAAGGTGCAACAAAGACCCTATTGACAGGTAAAGGTATGCATCGAGGTTGTGGGCTTAGTGGAATCGCTGCATTGCGCGCCGCAAATAAGGGAACAGCAGATGCAAACGCTGGTAATGCTCATTATACATCTGAAGGTATTAAATCACGTAAACCAATAACTCCATCTTGGCACGATAACCCATTCGCTCCCCGTTCTAGAGGTATGGGTGTTGCTATCGTCGGACACGGTGGCGGAATGCTTGGAATGCATCAAGGTTGGTATCCTCCTGCTTTAGTTTCTCAACCATTCAGTGCAAACTATCAGATGTCTCATTTCCTTCCTGTTCCTTATCAACATTTTAATCGCTCAATGGAAGTTGATGACGCTGGTAGTGAATCAGATGAGGAAATGCACGGACATGGATTTAGACATCATAGAGGCCGAGGATTTGGACTTTATGCCTAATTTTATTTTCATTTAAAAAGATAGATACTATATATATTATATAATGTCTCTTACTGATAAACAAATTAAAACCTTAGCGAAACGTATGGATATACCATTTGGAGGTGTATTTTTTAAAGATGAAATCCCTAAACCAGAATTTAACAAAACATATTTTATAAATATGGAGGATAGTGTAGATGAAACAGGACAAATGAATCCTGGAACACATTGGGTATGTTTTCAAGTGAATAAGTATCCGTCAGGCGAAGAAGCACCGATTTATTTCGATTCTTACGGACAGCCTCCTCCTCAAAATGTTAAAAAATCAGTATCTCAGATTACTAAAAAACATCTTCCGCATACTACTAAGGATATCCAGAGTTTAATGAATAATGCTTGTGGGTATTATTGTTTAGCATTCGCTCATTATATCAATTCATCGAAACATCGCTCAGGGTCTTTATATCCTGATGTTCACGACTTTGTAGATATGTTTGACGACTTAAATAAGGATGTTGATTTTAAAAAGAATGAATTCATATTGAAACACTTTTTCCGTTCATCTGACCCATCCAAGAGGAAAGAAATAGATGTCTTAGACACTAACCATATATCAAAAGATAACGAGAAAGGAGGAATCGATATGATGCAAATCCCAATATCGATAAACCAAATGAAAAAGTAAGTCTATATATAAACAAGTTAAAGATAACTATATATATAATCCTATATGGAAACTCCTATAGAACCAGTAGTAAAATATTCATCTTATACAGAGGCGCAAAAGAAAGCAACTAATAAATATCGAGTTGCTAACAAGGAAAAAATCAATGAAACCCGTAAAGCATATTACAAAAAGAGAAAGGAAAACGATAAGGAATTTATCGAATACAAAAGGACAAAAGCTAGGGAATATTATCACCGAAAGAAACAAGAAGCCGAACACGCTAAACAAAACGCTAAACTAGAATGCGAAGAACAAGAACGTAAAGAATTAATGGAAGCTATTAACAAGGCAGAAGCTGAACGAGTAGCTAAAGAAAAAATTGAAGCTGATAAAAAGATTGTTGATGAACCAGTTATTAAAAAGGTTATCAAATCTAAAAAGGTTTCACAAAAGAAGTCGCTTTAATCTCATATCCTCTATCTTCCCATATTATATCCTGCAATGCTTTTTTAAACATATCCTCCATAATATGGGAAGTATTTAAATAACATCCTCTAGTCTCATTTGAGGTTATAGAATCATATATTATTTTATCACCTGATACAATCCATTCACAGTGTTTCTTTTCAGGATTATACATTGGTACATTATCATTAAATGTATCTTCACCCATATTCCAAACGGTTTGGCTTATTCTAAAGGTCAGATTACATCCAAATGGGATTTTCCATTCATCTATAAATCTAGTTCTAAAATATTCTGTCAATCTAGTGTTTGTATATTCTCCATCCATAAATATATAGTTTGAGATATATAGATTGGCGAATATATGTTGAAGACTAAAGGGGAAATTTATTTTCTTTAAATCTCCAGTTGAGATATCAAGAGTATCTATATATAGCAATGTAATCTCTTGGTATTTTGGTTTATTTAGTTTTTTATTTAAGGCTTCTACTCCTAACCATTCGCTTATATATAAACCTTTTTTCATTTCTGTATCCATATAATATATATAGTAGTTATCTATTTATATATATTTATTTAAAATCATATTGCTATATATCCTTATATGTATAGACTAAGTCCAAGTAAAACAAAATTCAAAAAATATGATGTCATTACACCAGATAATAAAAAAATTAGTTTTGGTGATAATCGATATTCTGATTTTACACAACACCACGACGAAGATAGAAAAAATAGATATTTAATCAGACATCACAAGACAGAAGACTGGAATGATTTAGATAGTGCTGGTTGTTGGTCTAGATGGATATTATGGAATCAGACAACTATATTAAAATCTATTGATGATATGGAAAAGAAATTTAAAATTCATATTGTCTTCCATTAATATAAAAAATGTGGTGGGGGGGTGGGGTGATTTTGTAATCATACCAGAATACCCATATAATTATATAATAATATTTTGTCCCTAAATCTTGGTTTTTCCT